TCTGATGTGTCTTCTGTGACGCTGGCCACACGCGGTGTTGCAAACGTCTTGTTCATTAGCGGCACCGTTGCTGTTCTCACAGGGAACATAAGCTAATGTCTGGGATCACGCAGGCTTTTGTCGGCGGCACCCATGCGGCGCCAAGGTTTGAATTTGCCGTCTCCACCAATCAGACAAACTTTAATTTGGCCACCGCTGCCACTGCAGCAGGCTGGAACGGTTCGTCAAAAATTTCAGTGACCGTCAACTCGGGAGTGATTATTAGCTCCAATAGTACAGGAACCGCCGCGTTTACCGTTGGAAGTTCTGTCCCTTCCGGCTCTCAGCTTATTAACAACGGGACCATCGTTGGTATGGGCGGCTATGGTGGGGGCGGTGGTTGCTCTGTCTCGTTTGGTTCGCCGGGTGAGGCCGGAGGAACAGCGCTTGCCGTTCAGTCTCCTATTTCTGTCACGAACAACGGAACACTGGCAGGTGGTGGCGGTGGCGGTGGAAGTAGCGGAAGTCAGGCGAACACTGCATTGACACGCGCATGGTTTTCTGGACCCGGTGGCGGCGGAAGGTCTAGCTTTGCTGCCAACTCGGCAGGCGGCTCTGGCTGTAGCTACACAGGCGGTTCTGGGACGTATTCTAGCGCAGGTGGTGGGAACTTAAGCTCACCATTCGGTGGAGGGTATAGCACTCAACTTGTAGGCGGCAGCGGCGGTGATTGGGGGGCTACAGGTTCCGCTGGGCAGACGGGTGGAACTGGAAGCGGATTCTATGCCAACGGTGTATACGGCACTGGCGGCGCTGGCGGCGCTGGCGGCTCGGCTGTTTCTGGAAACTCAAACGTCACATGGGTGACAACTGGAACTCGATTTGGAGCGCTGACATGACACAATTCACCTACGCCTACGAGATTACCTCGGTAGACCCAGAACACAAAGTGATGACGGTTGTTTACACCTCAGACACTTTTGGCACTTTAGAGGTGTGCGCCAGATTGCCGTATGAAGGCGAGTCCCTTGAAACTGTTCTGTCCGCATACTCTCCTGCCGCTGGGTGGGCCAGATCGCTGCTTCCTGTTGCATCTGTATCCGCAGGAGTTTCAGGGGAGTTGACTTACACGTCTTCCGCAGATGGTGACGTAGCTTATGTTGCGGAGTAAACCATGAGCAACGAGATGCTCCTGAACATCGGCCTGTCCACGGTCCTTGCCATCTTCGGCTGGATACTCAAGAGCCATGTGGACGAGGTAAAGCGGCTGCAAATTCTGCTCAACCGCACTCGCGAAGACTATGCCACGCGGGCCGACGTTCATTCTGACATCAACCGGGTGCTGGCGCGGATCGACACCTTGGACCAGAAGATGGATCGACTATTGCAAGGAATGGCAAAATGAGGCTGGCCCTCGTCCTCTTGGTCGCTGGCTGCGGCCCTGTTACTGTGTCCTCGGTGGCTTACACAACGGCCTGCCCGAAGGGGGACGCGCAGTGCGAGATCAGACAGAACGCGGAAACGCTCTACTACATGGCGCACGGAGACGCGGCCAACGAACTGCTTTGCTCCGGCGATACGCGGGACGTTATGGGTGCGCTCTGCTCTGTCTACTGACGACAGTTGCCAACGCCCAAGTCACGGGTGACCTGAACACCAACAGCGGCAACACCAACGCGACCATCGATAGCGGAAACGTCTCCACCAGCGAGACGAAAAACTACAACGGCGCAGGCTCGTCGCCGTTCTCAACCCCTGTGCCGACAGCCGCTGCGCCGACAGTCATGGGTGGCGGTGGCAACGACAGTTGCTTGATCCCGGAACAGAGCGCCTACCAGATCAGCGTCTTTGGTCGCGCCAAAGGCAGCATGGTGCAAGATCCAGAGTGCAACCGCCGCAAGGACGCCAGACTGCTTGGCACACCGCAAGAGACGGGCGGCCTGGGCCTGCAGGTATCCGGCATTTCCGTCATGTGCGACAGCCCGGCGATCTTCAAAGCCATGGCGCTGGCAAGCACTCCCTGCCCGATCTACTCCATTGAGACAGGCAAGCTGCTTGTCGGGCGAGAGGGTTACATCGCAATGCGTGACGACCCCTATATTTATGTGGTAGGATACGACAGCGACCGGGCTTTCTGGGACGCATTCTTGCTTATGAATGAGGAGCTACCCGATGTCCTACCTGAACAAAGCACTGGCCCTACTCTGTCTGAGCGCTTCCGCCGCTCAAGCCGATCCGACGATGACGGGTCTGAACCAGTCAGCCCAGACAATCCTTAACCAGCTTTCCGCCGCACAAAGTCTAGCTGCTGGTGCTACCTACAGCGCAAGCCAGGGCGACATCCTGAACCCCGGCATCATGCAGACCGCCAGCATTACCGAACAGATGCGGCAGGACTATAACGGCGACATTCAGACTGTCATCAACTCAACCTACTACAACGCTGAGATGCTGTTTCAGGATCAACACGAAGCAGCAATGGCAAATCTCGATACGGCTGTCGATAACCTCGTTGCCGCGACTGCGGTTCTGATGGAGGTTCAGGCGGTGGCGAACATGGCCGCCAACGCCGATACCGTCACTGAGCAAATTGCTGTGCAGGCCGTCCTGACGAACAACGACATGACGATCACCACCGCTGATGTAAGCAACTACAACTCCGCTCTGGGTGCTGTGCAGTCATATGCCCGCGAGGCTGGTGCCTTCTTGGCCGCGTCTCGCAATGCCAGCATGACCAGCACGGTGGACAGCTACGCGGCGAACAGCAGCACCAGCCTGTACGGTGCCACGGTGGCCTACTCTGCCACGGCTGACATCATCAACGTGAGCGCTGCCAACGCCTTCGGCCTCGGCTTCCAAGGCATGCTGCAGAGCAACATGGTCTCGCTTGAAGACGTGTACGCCGCAGGTTACGGCTCGTGAGCGAGGATGCTGAAACCAACGGCCTGCGCATAGCGGGCTTTGACATCAAGGGCTGGTGGGTCGCCGCCGCCCTTCCTGTCTTGTCTGGTATCAGCGGCACGGTGTACGTCGGCTATGATACGGTCAATCGTTTCTGGGCTGTTGAGGAAAGTGTCGAGGGCGTGCTGGGTGTTGAGAGCCGGGTGCAAACTCTGGAGCAAGCGATACAGGACAATGACGTGCGCGGGCTTGCACCGAAGCTGTCGGCAATCTCGACCCAGATGGCAAGTATCTTGGAACAGCAGAAAGAACTGATGGATCTGCGATCGATGGTTGAGAAGTCGGACAGCGTCAGCAGCGGCCTCGCCGGCAAGCTGGAGAAGTACGACGCCGAGATTGAAGATCTCTGGAAGGCCATGGATGATTTGGTGAGGAACCCAATGCAATGATGAAGATGGAAGCCTTAATCTGGGTGGCATTTCTGGCCGCCGTCGCCGCGATCTTCTGGGTCAGCGGGGATGGCTTCTACCGCTACCCGTGCCAAGATCCCGAGAACTGGGCTGCGCTTGAATGCACGCCCCCGATTTGCCTGCGTACTGGCATGTGCGCCACTGACCTGACAGGAGACTCGCAATGAGCAAGAACGACCCAGAAATGATGGAAGCCAAGCTGCGGTATTTCATCGGCTGCGCCTTGGTGGTGATCTTGGCCGGCACCATCTTCACCATTCTCTATTCGCTGGTCTTCGTGACCCAGCCCCTCGGCGAAAGCTCCGAGAACGACCGGAAATTCTTCGAGCTTTTGACACCCATCGCCTCATTCATCGTTGGTGCGCTCGGCGGTGTGATGGCTGCAGGAAACAACCGCAACAAGGGTGGCAACGATGAGCCGCCGACGCAGGAGTACGCAGAATGATCGGCAAGCTGGTTGGAATGATGATTGGCCGCAAAGCTAAGGAGAAGGTCGTTGATGCAGTGCTGGACCAGGTGAAGCTGCCAGATCCTGTAGAGGCTGCAATCAAGGTTGCGGCCACTGGCAACGTCGGTGACCTGCTCGGCGGCATGGGCAAAGACATGGCGCAGGAAGCTGTGCTTGGTGCCATCACCAAGAAGAAGCCGAAGAAATGAAGTGGCTTGGCATCCTCCTCCTGTCGGCCAGCCCCGCGCTGGCTGACCAGTATGAAATCACCCGCGTGATCGATGGCGATACGCTGGAGATCGCGGTTGATTTCTTGCCCGCGCCCCTGCCGCCCAAGCTGTCGATCCGCGTGATCGGTGTCGATACCCCTGAGAAGGCACCGCGCGCTCAGTGCGATGCCGAGGCTGCCCTAGCAAAAAAGGCCAGCGCGTTCACGAAGAACGCTGTGGCCAACGCTCTTGAGGTCGATATCAAGATACTCAAGTGGGACAAGTATGGTGGCCGTGTGCTGGGTGACGTGTTTTTGGACCAGCAGAGCCTGGCTCAAAGTTTGATTTCTGCCGGCCTGGCTCGTCCATACAAGGGCGATGCGAAACAATCCTGGTGCGAATAGGAGAAAGTGAATGACCTTGCTGACCGTTGACCAACTGCGTGCCATGATCCCGACCAACAAGGAAGCGGATGCCTGGTGCGAGGAGCTGAACAAGGCGCTGCCGAAATATGGCATCACCAACGAAAAGCGCATTGCCGCTTTCGTCAGCCAGTGCGCCCATGAGAGCATGGACTTCAACGCACTCAAGGAGAACCTGAACTACCGCGAGGAGACCCTGCTCAAGGTCTTCCCTCGGTACTTCGGCCCAGGCAAACGTAACCCTGCAGAGTATGCTCGGAACCCAGAGAAGCTGGCCAACTATGTGTACATGGATGAATTCCGCACCAGCAAACTTGGGAATACGCAGCCTGGGGACGGAGCCAAATTTATTGGACGCGGCCTGAAAGCCCTCACCGGGCGGGACAACTA